TATTCAAGCTATTGTAGGTGGTGAATCTTTTGGAATTATATTCTTTGAGAAAGCTATTTATAGAATGGAATATGTTGGTACTCCATTAATCTTTACCTTTAATAAGATTGCAGACAATATAGGTGCTTTTGCTCCTAAGTCAGTTTGTAGTTATGGTAGTGATATATTCTTCCTTGCTCAAGATGGTTATTATAAACTTTCTGGTGGTCAACAACTAACACCTATTGGAAATGGAAAAATAGACAATTTTTTCTTTGAGGATTTATCTTCTAACTTAGATGGTATTTGTTCAGCGATTGATCCTAATAACTCTATAGCTGTATGGTCTTATCGTGGATCAGGTGCAACAGGAACAACCAATAACAAATTATTAATTTATAACTATTCAGTTAATAAATGGTCAACAGGATCAGGGCAAGACTTAGAATTTATAGCAGGTGCTTCTCAAGAAGCATTTAATACATTAGAAAGTTTAGATGTGTTTGGTGAACTGGATAACTTAACAAGATCACTTGATTCTTATTATTATGGAGAAGGTATTGTTGGTTTAGCTGGATTTGATTCCTCTCATTTATTTGGAAAGTTTATAGCAACAAGTTTATCAGCAACAGTTGATACAACAGAGTTTGAAGGTGCTGAAGGTAAAAGATCTACATTGATTAATTGTAGACCTATTGTTGATGGTACTGCTAATACAACTGTTACTGTAACCCCTATTACTAGAGACTCACAACTTAATAGTATTACAGTTGGAAGTGCTGTTTCAAACAATACAGATGGTTCAGTTCCATTAAGATCAACAAGTAGATATCACAGATTAAGAATTAATGTTACTGGAAATTTTAACACTATGTCAGGAGTTGAAATAGAAGCTAGACCTGAAGGTAAAAGATAATGGCAGATAACTCGTTTCCTACAGTTCCTTTATCTAGTCCAAATATTGAACAGCATTTAAGATTGGTTTCTTCTTCATTAAATAATACAATTAATGGAAAATTAAATAGTACAGGTGCAATTACACTAAGAGCAAGTCAAACAACTACCACTTTAACAGATGCTAGAATTGGTGGTAATTCAGTTATTTTGTTTATGCCAATAACTGCAAATTCAAGAACAGCTCTTAATACAATGTATGTATCAGCTAGAGCATCAGGAAGTGCTACATTAACTCATGCAAGTTCAGGAAATACAGATCAAAACCTCACCTACACCATTATTGGATAATGTTGTAACGCAAGTACCAAAAGAAGATTTACCTTTAATATGGGATCAAGTCTCACCCTTATTAGAAAAGGCAATAGATGAGACATATTTTATAAAAGATGTTTTATATGGTATAAGTAATAATCATATGCAATTATTTATAAGTTGGAACAATAACAAAGTAGAAAGTGCTGTTGTTACAGAAATAGCAGAATATCCTCAAGCTAAAGTACTTAGGTATTTTTTAGCAGGAGGAACTAATCTAATTAATTGGTTAGAAAGAATACAAGACACGATAGAAAAATTCGCAAAGAAAAACAAGTGTACTCACCTTGAAGTTGCAGGTCGCAAAGGGTGGGAAAGAAAGTTAAAAGGATTTAAAATGAAAGCAATAATATTAAGTAAGGAAATAAAATGAGCAAAGGTAGTAACCCAACTAATGTGCAAACAAGTACACAATCAGAACCATCAGATTTTATAAGACCATATTATCAAGAAGCCATTGATGCCTCTCAGGATTTATATCAGTCAGCTTTACCAAATTATTTTCCAAATAATACTTATGTTAATAGTCCAGCAGAAACACAAACTGCTTTAGCATTAGCAACTAATAGAGCTACAGCAGGTAATCCTTTATTAAATCAATCACAAACTGAAGCTGGTAAAATTCTTTCAGGTGATTATTTAGATCCAAATTCCAATCCTTATGCACAAGCATTATATAATCAAATGGCAGGAGATGTAACTTCTGGAGTGCAATCTCAATTTTCAAATGCTGGTAGACTTGGAAGTTCTGCTAATCAAGAAACATTAGCAAGAAGTTTAGGTAATTTATCTAATGAAGTTTATGGCGATCAATATAATCGTGAAAGACAAAATATGGTTAACGCTACACAGATTGCTCCTCAACTTGGAGAAATGGATTATAATGATATTCAAAGATTAAATCAAGTTGGTGATACTCGTGAAGGTATCGAACAAGTTAAATTACAAGATGCAATAAGTAGATTTGATTATGAACAACAAAAACCTTACCTTAAATTAAATCAATATTTAGGAGCGTTAGGTGCAAATGTACCACAAAATACTGTAAGTACACAACCTGTTTTTAGAAATACAGGTGCAGGTTTACTTGGTGGTGCTTTCACAGGAGCAAATATTGCAGGACAAATAGATGGAATGAATCCTCTTTATGGAGCAATCGGTGGAGGACTTCTTGCAGGTTTCGCTTAATGGAAAATAAAATTTTTGATTACAGAACTGCTTTAGAAGGAGCAATAGGAAATAAATTACAAGGATTATTAGCACCTAGACAAAAATATACAGGATTACTTGATTTTGCTAAAAGTGACTATGCTGGAGATATTGGTAAAGGTTTACTTGCACAATCAGGATATACAACAATGCCAACTAACTTAGGTGCGAGTGTAGGTACTGCTGTAAGTAGTGCAGATCAATTAAGAACACAAAGACGAGCAAGTGAATTTGGTGAATTAGGTGCATTTGCAGATGTTTTAGGCACATTAACACCAAAAGGTTCTAAAACTGATGATAGATGGAAACAAGTTCAAAGTTATGCAGGAGCAAGAGATATAAATCTTACAGAACAAGAAGCTAAAGAAATAGCATCTAATCTTGGATCAGGAAGTACAATTCGTGTAACTCCTGATGGTCTAAAGTACGACATACTAGATATTGCCTTACAAGGATATGTCAATAATCAAAATAATACTAATCAAAATAATATTAATCAAAATGATATTAATCAAAATGATATTAATCAAAATAATACTAATAATAGATTAGACACAGGTTTACCAGAATTAGAAAATGAACTTCTTAATAAAAAAATAGGTGAGATAACTGATGATTTTAATAAAAATGGTTGGAATGAATCTTTGGCTATTGTGCAACAAATTGAAAATATTTTTTCTCCAGAAGGTAATATTAGAGGTTTAGGACCACTTGAAGGTAATATTCCCCCTATGTTTATAGGTGAAGAAGGCAGAAAAAATAAAGCTATTTTTGCTAGATTATTAAACACAACTTTAAAAGCAAGAAGTGGAGCGGCTGTTACACCTCCTGAATTAGAAAGATTAAAAGAAGAATTTAGTGCAGGTGGTTTCAAAACTGATAAAGATTATAGAAACGCATTTGGTGTTTTTAAAAGAATTTTAAATCAAACTATACAACAAGCAACTATTGGTTACGATCTTGAAGCATTTAGTGAGTGGGAAAATAGAGGTGGTATATTTCAAGTTAGTGGTAAACAAAATCTAAAAGATAAATATAATATACAATGAGTACATTATTAGAAACAAAATTAAAAGTCAAAGAATTGATAAATAATAATGCCAATGAAAAAACTATTGATAATTTTATTGCCGATCAAGGATTTACAATAGATCAAATTAAAAGTTTAAAAATAGATGAGTCTAAAGGTGTTAGTTTAGCGGAAAGATTTAAGTTAGGACTTGCTCCTAATTTTAAATCAAAAGAAGCGACTGTTAAAAAGATGTACCCTAACTCTGCTAAAATGGGAACAAATTTTGCAATACAAAAAAATATTAACTCACCATTACCTACAACTGAAGTAATTAATCCTAAAGGATTTGATATGGGAGATGTTGCTGAATTTGGTGGTAGAGCGGCAATTAGTATTTTACCTAATCTTTTAGGAGCAAAAACTGGTTTTAAATTAGGTGGTCCAAGTCCTGTTGGAAAAGTACTTGGTGGTATGTTAGGAGCAGGTTTTGGAGAATCAGGAGCAGGAGAAGCGTCTGACAGAATATTTCAAGCACAAGGAGGTGTAATAGATAGAACACCTAAAGAATACGCTTTTAATAGAGCTTTTGACTTTGGTGTTGGAGGAGTATCTGAATTAGCAGGACCTTTATTTTTAAAGGCTTTAAAAGCACCATTCAAAGGATTTACAAAAACTCAAGGTAATAAGACTTTAAATAATTTAAAAATATTTGAAGATGCAAATGTTCAACCAAGATCAATGGGTATGCTTTCAGAAGCGAAAATTACAGGAAGTTTGCTAAATGATATGACATATATTTTAGGTAATATTCCTATTGCTAAAGAAAGTATTTCTGAAGCAGGAACGAAAATGCAAAAAGAAATGGGTGACAGTCTTATGAATACTGCTAATTATTTAGTTAGTAGTCCTGCTAATGTAAGCACTATAAAGATAGGAAATATAGTTAAAGGTGGAATTGAAAATGGTGTCACTCAATTTAAAACTAAATCAAGTTCTTTATATGATAATGCTTTTAAAACTATTGATGATGTTGCAGGAAATGAATTTTTAACTAATCCTATAAATCTTGTTACTAAACTTAATGAATTAGGCACTCCTTCAGGTGCTAATATTCTTAAAACAGTAACTAAAAAAATGGCTAAAGAAGATCCTTCTTTAATAGTAGGTAATAAAATTAAAGTTGGGCAGAAAAAAAGTGTATTACAAAGTAGTGATTTAATGCAACTTAATAAAGAAATTCAGGATAAAATAGCAGATGGTAGATTAACATTTCAAGACTTGAGAAAATATAGAAGTATGTTAGGAAAAAAATTAACTAACGCTACTTTAGTAGATGATATTAGTAAAGCAGAATATAAACAATTATATGGAGCATTATCAGAGGATTTAAAAGTTATTTTAAAAGATAAAAGTAAAAGTGCTTATACGCAATTTTTAAAATCAGACAAATATTATAAAGCAGGAAATAAAAGAATAGAAGATGTTTTAGTGCCAATATCAAAAGTAGATCAGGATAGAATTGTTAATTATTTATTAACATCAGGGGGATTTGGACCAACTTATATTAGTGGACTTAAAAAGACATTAAAACCTGAAGAATTTGGTTATATTCAAAATGCTGTAATGCAAAAAATAGGAAGATTAAAATCAGGATCAGGACAAAATCTTGATGGAGGTGTTTATTCAGATGTATTTAATAGTAATGTATTTTTAGATAATTGGAATAAAATTGATCCCCAAGCTAAAGATATTTTGTTTTCAAATAAATTATATAAAGGTTTAAGAGCGGACTTAGATAGATTAGCAGTTATATCTCAAAAAATTTCTAAGTCAGGAAGTACATTTAGTGATCCTGCTGGAACAGGTACTAGTATAATAGGTCAATTATCTTATGCTGGTGCAGTTGTTGGGGGTAAGGTTTCAGGTTTATCAAAAGTTTTTACTACAGGATTATACTTGGTCGGAGGATCAGAAGTATTAACAAATCCTAGAATAGTAAAATGGCTTTTAAAAGGTACTGATATTTCTAATACTCAAGGAGTAGATGCTTATATAAAACACATGGCAAAAGCTGGAACAATTTTTGCTGGAACAAGTCCAGAAACTCAAGAATGGGTATTGGATTTTGCAGACAGTTTATCAGCAGAAAATAATAAAAAAGAGGAAAAAAAATAAATGACAGTATCGAATTATAGTACCACAGCAAACAGCAACACATCAGTAAACGGAATTAATATTTCAGAGGGCATGAGTCCTTCAGATGTTAATAATGCACAAAGAAGTATCTTATCTGACACTAGATCAGTATGGAACGATAAAGAATGGTTCTTATTAGGTGATTCAGATGGCACAACAACATTT